GAGTACCAAGGAATGGATGGAAATAATATTAAAGAAGATTTTATGACGATTGGGTATGGTCATAAATGTGTTGATGGCGATCCTTATGAAGAAGGTGTTGAATATTCTAAAGAAGTTTTAGAAGAACAGTTTGAAAAAGATTTTCTTGTTTATCTTCATGCGGCAGAAAGATATATCGGTAGTTGTGAAGTACCAGAAATTGTTAAAGATAGTGTTATAGAAATAGCTTACAATATTGGTGAGCCTAGATTATTTCAATTTGTCAAAATGAGGCAAGCAATGCAAGACGGAGATTTTGTTGAGATGGGCAATCAATTAAAAGACAGTCGTTTATATAGAACTCTTACTCCAAGATATGAACCAATAGTTAAATTAATACAGGAAGCATAATGAGTACAATCACGAAACTAGCAAAGATAGAACAAAAGCTAGATTCGATGCATCAAGATTTAGTAAAAAATCAAAAGGATATAGAAGAACTAAAAAAAAGAATGAATATGGGAGCTGGTGGTATTAAAGCAATAGCCATATTCGGTGGTATCATTATAGCAATAACTGTATATTTAACTGATCTAATTAATTTTAGATGACAAAAGTTTTTCTTATTATGATTTATTGTGTGCAAAATGCAGCTATATCATTAGAAGATACATGTATTAAAGAAATACACCCTGAAGAATATAATACTGTGCAAGAATGTGTTGTAGCTGTAAATACACTTAAAAGCAAAGTAGCTCATATGCCTGATCTGTATACTACAGGATTTTGTACAACTAAGACTATACAAAAGACATAAATTTATTTAATCTAAGTTCGTGTCTAAACGAATATTAGTAATAAGTGATTGTCATTTTCCGTACCATCACGAATCACTATTTCCTTTCTTAAGTAAGTTAAATAAACAATACAAACCAGACACAGTTGTTCACATAGGGGATGAAATGGATTGGCACTCCATTAATGTAAGTCATGTTATTAATCCAGATTTACCTTCCCCAGCTGACGAATTACTTGGTGGTCGTTCTCTATGTAAGCAGCTAGAAAAAATTTTTCCTAAAATGGTATTACTAGAATCTAATCATGGTTCTATGGTGCTTAGACGAGCCATGGCAAAAGGTATGTCTAAATTCTTTATTAAAGATTACAATGAAATACTAGAAGTAGGAAAAGGCTGGGTGTGGAAAGAGAAACATATTATTGAAACTGATAAAGGAAGAATTTGTTTTGCACATCAATTCTGTAAAGATATAGCAAAAGCTGTTAGAGAAACTTCGCAAAGCTGTGTCCAAGGTCATTTTCACACGACATCAGAAATAAAGTATGTCGCTAATGATTTTAATTTAAACTGGGGTATGTCTGTAGGATGTCTTGTAGATAAGAAATCACTAGCTATGGCATACATGAAAGTGAATTTATCAAAGCCAGTATTATCTTGTGGAGTGATTACAGAAGGTATACCTTATATTGTTCCTATGGTTCTCAAACAAAGTGGTTCATGGGATGGTAATATTTACTTATAAAGGAGTGATAATGAATATATTAAATAAACTATGGGCAAAATACGA